GAGTGAAATCACCCAAGAACTGCGGGAGGCAATATCTGCGGTTGACTTCCCTATCAAACTGCAATTCCTCTTTGAGCCTATGCGTTACAAAGTTCTTTATGGGGGTCGTGGTGGGGCTAAGTCTTGGGGTGTTGCGAGGGCTTTATTGGTTCTTGGTGTCAAAAAGCCAACCAGAGTCTTATGCGCCCGTGAGTTTCAAAACTCTATAGGACAATCCGTTCACAAGCTTCTATCCGATCAAATCATTGCCTTAAAGCTAGAGTCATTCTATGAGATTACGCAAAACTCAATCAGAGGTAAGAATGGGACTGAGTTTGCTTTTGTCGGACTTAAAAACAATGTTGCCAATATCAAGTCCTATGAGGGCGTGGATATATGTTGGGTCGAGGAGGCACAGAGCGTATCTAAAACATCGTGGAATGTTCTTATCCCCACAATTCGTAAAGAAGGTTCAGAAATATGGGTCACATTTAACCCAGAACTTGAGTCAGACGAAACATACCAAAGGTTTGTGCTTGCCCCGCCCGAAAACAGCGTTGTGGCAAAGATTAATTGGTCAGACAATCCCTGGTTTCCTGACACGCTCAGATTAGAAAAAGACGCTTTATACGCCAGAGATAGAGAGGCCTACAACACAGTTTGGGAGGGCTTGTGCCGTCAGACTGTAGATGGTGCTATTTTCGCCAAAGAGCTAACATTAGCAGAACTAGATGGAAGGATAACCAATGTACCCTACGATCCAATTAAACCTGTTCACGCTGTATTTGATTTGGGCTGGGCAGATGCTACTGCTATTTGGTTTGTTCAGTTTATTGGAATGGAAGTCCGTCTTATCCGCTATTACGAGAACAATCAAGAAACTATTGCACATTATTTAGCTAAAATGCAGTCTTATGGATATGTTTACGACACTATTTGGCTACCCCACGATGCTGGAAACAAAACTTTGGCATCAAACGGCAAAAGTATTGAGGAAATCGTTAGAGCTTCAGGGTTTAACACTAGAGTTATTGAGCGAACACCAATCGCTGATTCTATTAATGCTGCCCGAATGATGTTTAACAAGTGCTGGTTTGATAAGACCAACTCACACGAAGGTATTCAATGTTTGCGTCATTATCGCTACGATGTTGACCCTGACACCAAGCAGTTCAGCCAAAAGCCATTACATGACAACTATTCGCACGGAGCTGATGCGTTCCGCTATATTGGGTTGATGGTCAATGAGCCTAGAAAAGCGCCCAAACAGAAGGCAACTTATCAACTACCCAGCTCTTGGATGGGTTAAAATGTGTAGTAAAAATCCAACACTTGTCTTAAAATCGGGCAATATTTAAGGAATACCTATGGCATACGACAGAGTTGCAGACTCCCAATCAGATGGCAGAATTCAAGAAGCCAAAGACTTTTTACGGCTTTGTAATGATTCGGATAGCAATAATCGTGCAGAAGCCCTGGATGACGTAAGATTCGCAGCAGGCGATCAATGGCCTGTAGATGTGCAAAATAGCCGTGTATTAGAGGCTCGCCCATGTCTAACTATCAATAAAGTTGACGCTTATATCCGTCAAATCTGTAACCAACAAAGACAACAACGCCCACGCATCAAAGTGCATGGCATGAACAATCAGTCAGACGAGAAAGTTGCTGAAATTCTGACAGGTATTTGCCGTCATATTGAGAACCAATCCGATGCAGATGCAGCTTACGACCACGCTTTTGAGTATTGCGTCAAGATGGGCTGGGGATATTGGCGTGTTACAACCGATTATGTAAGGGAAGATAGCTTTGACCAAGAAATCTACATTAAGCCAGTTGAAAACCCTTTTACTGTCTATTTTGATCCTAATAGCGTTCTTCCTGATGGCTCTGATGCTGAAAGAGTTCTTATCACAACAGTTATCAGTAAAGAAGTGTTTAAAACCATGTACCCAGATGCAGAGGTGGATCAAGGATTCTCCTCAAGGGGAACTGGAGATACCGAGTCCGAATGGGTTACAAAAGAAGATATTCGTGTAGCTGAGTATTTCTACACAGAGCGCACTAAAGATATGCTATTAGAGTTATCTGATGGCACTACTGGCTATTCTTCAGAGATTCCTAGCAAAGAAGTCTTAGCTGAGGCTGGGATTACAGTTATTGCTAAGCGTGATGTATGGCGCAAAAAGATCAAATATTGCAAGTTAACTGCTATGCAAATCCTTGAAGAAGGCGAGTGGGCTGGTAAATACATCCCTATCGTGCCTGTTTATGGTCAAGAAGTGCGAGTAGATGACAAGCATAAGAAGTTTGGTCTAGTTCGCATGGCTAAAGACCCACAGCGTATGTATAACTACTGGTCAACTGCCTTGACTGAAACTGTCGCTCTTGCCCCTAAAGCAAAATGGCTGTTGGCAGAAGGTCAAGATGAAGGTCATGAGAACGAATGGGCGATGGCTAACATCAAAGCAATGCCTGTTTTACGCTACAAACAGACAGACACAGAAGGCAGACCAGCCCCACAGCCTACCAGACTGCAACCTGAGCCACCTCCTGCGGGCGTGATGTCAGCTTTGCAAGGCATGAATCAGGATTTACAAGCTGTAGTTGGTATTTTTGATCCTAGCCAGCTTCCACAAGGAATTCAGTCAGGCAAATCAATTCAAGGTCAGCAGATGCAAGCTGACATGACCAATTTCCATTATTACGATAATTTGACACGCTCAATCCGTCACACAGGTCGCATCATTCTTGATTTAGTGCCTAAGATTTATGACAGAGAACGAGTTATGCGAATCATTGGCGATGATGGAAAGCCTGAAATCGTTACATTAAATCAGCCAGGTTCAGACGAAAATGGCGTAGCTAAGGTCTTAAATGATGTTACTGTGGGTGAATATGATGTAGTAATGGATACAGGCCCAGGCTACAACTCTAAGCGTCAAGAAGCTGTAGAAGCGATGACCAGTTTGTTCGCTGCTGATCCACAACTCGTACAAGTCGCAGGCGATTTATATGTCCGCAATATGGATTTCCCTGGCTCAGATGTAATTGCTGATCGCCTAGCAGTAAATAATCCTCTCGCCCAAATTGACGAGAAATCAGAAGTGCCTCCACAGGCTCAGATGATGATTGCTCAAAGCAAAGCCACAATCCAGCAGTTACAACAGCAAATCCAAGCAATGCAAATGGATGCTAAGTATCGTGCGACAGTCCAAGAGCAAGTCCAACAGGCTGAAACAGAGCGTGAGAAGATGCGCCTGCAAGTCAAACGTGAAGATGTTATGACCCGCACCGATACCCAAGCGCACGACACAGTCATTAAGACACAAACTCAGCTTGAAATTGAGCAACTTAAGGCGCAATTAGCCCTTGTTTTGGCTCACATGAACAAGACTGAAATGAAAGAAGCAAACGCAGAGGCAGTTGAGCGAGCTATTTAAGTGTTGTAAAATTGCAACTGTTGTGCTAAAACAACAAAACCTACCTGTGGGTTCACAGGGTTAATTCTTGGAGTATTCCATGTCAGAAGCAGAAGTAGTAAGAACAGCATCAAATGTAGTAACAAGTGAGAATTTAGCTGATTTTCATGCTGAAAAATTAGGTTTAGCTAGTGAAGAAGCTCCCGTTGCGGCTGAAACTGTCGAGGAAACTCCAGAATCAGAGCCAGCGGTAGAAGCCCAAGCTGAGAGTGAACCAACGGCAGAAGAAGAAGCGGAAGTAACAGACAAGCCGAAACAAAATCCCAAACTTGAAAAGCGTTTTTCTGAGCTTACAAAACGTGCTAAACAAGCTGAAGCCGAAAAGCAAGCCCTAGAAGCCCGCCTACAAGAACTTGAGAGCAAAGTAGCACCGCAACCCGTTCAAGAGCCTGATGTTTTGGGCGAGAAACCCCAAGCAAGTCAGTTCCAAGATGCTTTTGAATATGCAGAAGCATTGGCTGAATGGAGTGCGGAAAAAGCATTAATAGAGCGTGATAAGCAAGAACAGCAACGCAAGGTCGAAATGGAACGCCAAGAAGTTATTAAATCTTGGACTTCTAAATTAGAGAAAGCGAAAGCTGAATTGCCTGATTTTGATGAAATGGTGGCATCTAGCCAAGTCCAAGTACGAGATGAAGTACGGGATGCGATTCTAGAGTCCGATGTAGGCCCTCAAATCCTATATCAATTAGCATCAGATGATGACCTTGCGCAACGCATTTCTACAATGCCAGTTCACAAAGCACTCAAGGAATTAGGGAAATTGGAAGTTCAGTTTGAGCGTAAAGAAGCTCCTGCTGAAGTCAAAAGCGAACCTGTTGCTCGTAGTAAAGCACCAGCACCGATTAAGCCTCTCACCGCTGGGAAAGGTACAGGAGATGTCCTCATCGATGGAGATGGAGCATTTCATGGAACTTATGCCCAATGGAAAGCAGCACGTCAGGCTAAACGGATACGCTGATACCCATTTAAATATATATAAAGGAAATAATCATGGCAAATAATTTGCTAACTATTTCTAAGATCACTAACGAAGCATTGATGGTCTTAGAAAACGAATTAACATTTACATCTGAAGTAGATCGTAACTACGATGACCAGTTCGCTGTAGTCGGTGGTAAGATCGGTAACACAGTAAACGTTCGTAAACCAGGTCGTTTCATTGGTACAACAGGCCCAGCTTTGAACGTTGAAGATTTCAACGAGACTTCAGTTCCTGTAACCCTTTCAACCCAGTTCCACGTTGATACTCAGTTCACAACCCAAGACTTAGCATTGTCTTTGGATATGTTCTCTGATCGTGTATTGAAGCCTGCTGTAGCTGCTATCGCCAACAAGATTGACCGTGATGGTACTTTGCAAGCTGCTAACAACACAGCGAACATCGTTGGTGTTGCTGGTACTCCTCCAACTGGTTTGATTACTTACCTGACCGCTGCTGCTTACCTTGATTCTGAAGGCGCACCACGTGACGGCCGTCGTAGCTGTATCGTTGAGCCATTTACCTCTGCAACTATCGTTGACAGCTTGAAAGGCCTCTTTGTGCCACAAGAAGCGATTGGCGAACAGTATCGCAAAGGCTTGATGGGTCGTGATTCTGCTGGTATGAACTGGAAGATGGATCAGAACATTGTTGCACACCAGTTTGGTACTTTCACAGGTACTGCTGTAACTTCAACTTCTGCTGCTGCTGGCTATTTGACAAGTGGTTGGGCTTCTTCAAGCAACATCACTATCACAGCTACTGGTACTGTTAGCTTGAATCAAGGCGATACATTCACCATCGCTGGCGTTTATGCAGTTAACCCACAGAACCGTCAGGCTTATGGTTCAAACAAGCTGCGTAACTTTGTTGTTAATTCTGCTGTTTCTGGTTCAAATGGTACTTTGACTGTAAACGTATCTCCAGCAATCATTTCTGGCGGTCAGTTCCAAAACGTAACAATCCCAACCCCAGTAACTAGCGCAGCAATTAGCTTCTTTAACCAGTCTGGTACTGTTTCCCCACAAAACATCATCATGCACCGCAATGCGTTTACTCTCGCAGTAGCCGACCTTGAGTTGCCAGAAGGTGTTCACTTTGCAGGTCGTGCAAGCGACAAGGAAATTGGTTTGTCAATGCGTGTAGTTCGTCAATACACCATTAACAACGACTCTATTCCTACTCGTTTAGATGTCCTGTATGGTTGGGCAAATCTGTATCCTGAACTCGCTTGCCGTGTTGCAGCTTAATTAACTTAACTTAAAGGAAAATTATCATGGCAAATCCAGGCCCAGCAATTAGTAACTCAACCCACCCATCGAACCTTAACAGCCAACAAGCTCTGCGTGTTTTAGCAGTTCAAAAAGGCGTTAGCGTATCAGCTTTGGGTGATACTCCAATCCAAATCAACAATAGCGCACTCTATTTGCCTACTACTATCGTTATTGCTAACGCAAATAACAATGGTGCAACGCAATCTGTAGCTTCTGTTGCTTTGGGTGTTTACACAGCTCCTAATGGTGCAAGCGGTTCAGGCACAGCAGTTTTGACTACTGCTGCCTTGACTGGTCAAACCACTCCTAGCTATGTAACCGTATCCTCAGCTACTGACACCAACACAGCTTTATCAGCACAGACTCTGTATATCAATCAGACAACTGCTACTGCTACAGCTACTGTTGATGTTTATATCTACGGTTACGATTTGAGCGTTGGTTACTATTAATTTAGTAATGTAGTGATGAAGAAAACCACCCCTAAAAAGGTGGTTTTTTTCTTTGAAAATCTTATATAATCGTTGTAGTATTACAACACCACCCTTTGCAAAGGAAAAATCTATGTCTAGCACTACTATCACACGTGGCAATTCCCACGAAACTTTCTACATTGGCCCATCTTTGACTCCTGGCGCAGTTGCTGCCCAAAGCGGTACAGCCAATACTTTTATCGTTCCTGGCTTACAAACTACTGATTTAATCTCTATTCAAGGCGTTATTGGGACACAATCATCCACAATTATGGTAAATGAAGCTGATTGCTTTACTAATGGCGTATTAACTGTTCAGTTTACTAACGTAGGTACTGGTTCTGCTACTCCTACTGCTGGCACTTATGTAGGTCAAGTTGTACGTTTAGAGAACCCATTGCCTGCTAACGCAGCTTAAGGAAAATCATGGCAAATACATCAGCATTTCGTTTTGCTGGGCCAACTACTGCCGTTGCTGTTACAGGTACTAGCTCTACTTCTATTACTATTACCCCTGCTGGTAACGATCAGGTCAATTTCTGTGGCTTTTTGAACACAGGAAGCAACCCTGTAGCCGTAAACATCTTAGCTTTACAGCCAGGCACAGCAGGCACAGCTTCTGCGGCAGTATTGCCAGCAGCGGGAAGCACCAGCACTAGCTTTGTTTTGGGCGTTGCGATGTCTAGTCCACAAGTAATGGTAGTACCCCCACAGTTTGCAATGACAGCAATAGGAACAAGCGGCACGATTTATGTAATGCCAATGGTTGACCAAAACTAAGGATTAGGTATGGCAAAAGGCCCAGCCTTAACGCAAGATCAAAATATCCTGCCTGTTCAGGCTTTATTTGATCTACAGAACAACTTTGTCACTTTTATTGGACAAGGCCAACCTTTTACTGTTCCGACAAGCGGAGTAGTCACCAATGCGACAATCACAAATAGTACGATTGATAGCACTACGATTGGGGCTACAACGCCTTCTACGGGCGTTTTTACCAATATTTCGACTACTACAGGGTCAATTACTGCTACTCCTGTTAACTCTACTGATATTGCTAATAAGCTGTATGTAGATACAGTAGCTCTAGGAATTAGCTGGAAAGAGCCAGCCCAAGCAGCAACGATGTCTAACATCACGCTGTCAGGGCTTCAAACAGTCGATGGAGTCGCTTTACAAGCTGGCAACATAGTCCTAGTCAAAAATCAATCAAACGCTGCTCAAAACGGCATTTATGTGGCTTCTAGCGGGGCTTGGAGCTATGCGCCAGGCTCTACTACTTGGTCACAATATGTTGGGGCTTTAATCTTTGTTGATGGCGGTAGTCAATCTGGTAGTCTTTGGTATAACTTAGCTCAACCTGGTGGCACTTTAGGCACTACTGCAATGACTTGGAGCAACTTTTCCACGTCAGCAGTTTATACCGCAGGCACAGGGTTAACCCTAACAGGCACTCAATTTAGCATTAGTAATACAGGTGTAACGGCTGGTACATATACCAACGCCAATATCACAGTAAATGCTCAAGGTCAAATTACTGTAGCCTCAAACGGCACTCAGGGAGGTGTTAGTAGCTTTAAAACAACACTTTCTGGTCTTACACCAAGCACAACAACAACAGGTGACATTACTTTAGCTGGTACTTTAGGTGTTCCGTCTGGCGGAACAGGGGTAACAAATCTTACTGGAATTGCTTATGGCAATGGCACAGGTTCATTTACAGCAGCGACAGGCTCACAAATAGCATCTGCTATCGGCACTACATTCATTACTAATGCTACTAACGCTACTTACGCTACAAATCTGACTGGTGGAGCTACTTACAGCATCCCTTATCAATCTGCGGGTAGCACAACATCATTTTTAGCAGCAGGTACAGGCGTTTTACAAAGTAATAGCGGTTTATCTTATACAACGACCCCTACGCTACAAGGCACAAACTTTAGCAATATTCCTAATAGTGCTTTGAATAACTCAAGCATTACGATTGGTAGCACAACTATTAGTCTAGGCGGTACAGCAACTTCTGTATCAGGATTAAATTTAGTAACCCCTACTGTAACCAGTTACGAAACATTTACTGCTATTTCTCCACCAAGTTACGCAGAAGGGCGTATTTGGTATGACTCAACAAATCACACATTAGCTCAATATAACGATGTCACAAATAATACTGTGCATCTGGGCGAAGAAATACAGTTAAAGGTTTATAACAATACAGGCTCTACTATTAATGTTGGTCAGCCTGTTTATGTCACATCTACATCTAGTGGATATACTTATCCTAATGTAGCTTTAGCAATCGCCAATTCATTAACTACAGCTAATGTAATAGGTCTTGCAAATCAAGCCATTCCTACTGGAACTGCTGGTTATGTAACCACGATTGGATTGGTTCAAGGGGTTAACACAGGCAGTTATGCCGTTGGCGATACTTTGTATCTCTCGCCCTATTCTGCTGGTTTTTATCAAAATACGATACCGCCAACAGGCTATGCAGTTAAGCTAGGAACTGTTGCTTATGTAAATTCAAGCAATGGTGCAATTTATGTCAATAAAAGCAATTTGTCTGTGCAAGCTGGCAATATCGTAGGACAAGTTGCTTTAGCCAATGGTGGTACAAATGCCAATTTATCGGCTTCTGCTGGATCAGTAGCCTACTCTACAAGCTCTGCAATTAATTTCACTTCAGTAGGCTCTGCGGGGCAATATCTGCAAAGTAACGGCACAGGTGCGCCAACTTGGACAACTGTATCTGCTGGTTTAACAATTACAGACGATACTTCATCTACCACTACTTATTACCCTGCAATGACAACTGCCACTACTGGCACAATTTCAGGCGAATATACATCTTCTACTAAGCTCAGTTATAAGCCTTCTACAGGCACTTTAAGCGTTGCTAATCTATCTTTAGCTAATCCATTAGGATATGCGTCAGGCGGCACAGGATTATCAAATCCAGGCGCATCAGGCAATGTATTAACTTCTAATGGCACATCTTGGGTAAGTTCTGCTCCATCAAGCGGTGGTTTGTCTTGGCAATCTGTTCAAACTGCCAATTTCAACGCTTCTTCTGGAAATGGCTATCCTGTAAATACAACTACTAGCTCTGTTACAGTTACATTACCAGCAAGCCCTTCGGCTGGAAACTATTTAGTATTAACAGATTACGCAAGCACTTTTTCTACAAATAATTTAATTATTAATCCTAATAGTTCTAAATTAGACGGACTTTCTGCAAATGGAACTGTTGCAATCAATAGATCAACAACAAGCCTTGTTTATATTGATTCTACGCAAGGATGGATTACATTTTCCAATACTGTACCAAGCCAATCTTTTTCAG